GACCTTAGATTGCTGGGCCGGTCGAGTCGCTGTCACGACTCCCGGCCCTCTGCCGTTTATACCACGTCGCGTCGAACCTGCGCCAGCAAGCCGAGCGCTCTCCTGTACCTGTCCTCGTCCGGCTCGCCGCCGATGATCACCATCGCGACCGGCTCGTCGATGGTCGCGGCGATCTCTTGGAAGGTCGCGCATCGGAAGTCGATCCCGGGCGGTGGTCCGGGCGGTGTGGGTAGGTCGAAGAGCATAGGGTGCGTCATGACGACCGCCCTGCGACGTGCAACAGATCGCCGGCCATCATCTCCAAGCTTCGATCGAGCGCTTCGGCGATGGGCACGATGTCTTCGTGTAGCTGCATGCCGAAGCGGGTAGCGCAGAACTTCCGCAGCAGGTAGCGGTCCGCGGCGAGCATGCGCGCGACTCGCTCTGGTACGCGACAGACGAAGCGGGCCCGCGAGCCACCACCCACATTGGGTGTTTGTCTTCTGATTTCGATGTGTTTCATGGTTGTCCTTCCCTCCCCCTCATGGTATACCTTGCTCGTCAGGAGAGCAAATGAACAGAACAACAGTTTTCGTTGCAATACTCGCTTTCGTGCTCGGCGCCTACGCCGTGTACAGCGACGCAACCCTCAACTCGTGCAGCTCGTTCGAGAGGTCACGACGATGAGTGTAGGCAAACTTGCCGCAGCCCTTGCGAACATCGCGGGAGAGTGCGGCGTCATCTTGAAGACCGGTGACAACACCCATCAGCGCTACACGTACGCCTCGGACTCCGACCTCAAGAAGCAACTTCAGCCGCTGTTCGCGAAGTACGGGATCACCATCGTACCGCGCGGCATCGATGCGACATGGGACGAGGCGAAGCAGAAGAACGCCACCGCCGCGCGATGCCGCATGCAGGTGACCTACACCATCGCTCACGAGAGCGGCGAGATGATGCAGGCCGTAGCGTTCGGCGAGGGCATCAACAACGGCGACAAGGCTGCTTACGTCGCACAGACTGGCGCGTACAAGTACTTGGTTCGCACCATCTTCGCGGTGCCGACGACCGACGACGCCGAGCAGGCCTCTCCCGCGGTAGTGCCGCAACACGCACCGGCAGGCGAGGGGCACGATCAGGATTTCTCCGCCGACCAGGGGAGCTTTTTCGCTGCGTTGAACGACGTCGGGTGTGACTACGAAGACGTCAAGGCGTTCGCGCAGGCGAATGATCAGCCGAAGCCGTCGAGCGCTGGCAACAAGGGACGCCGCCAGCTCGTCGAGTACCTGCGAAGCGAGAAGGGCAAGGCGGACTTCCTCGGATTCCTCGAGTCTGCGAGATGAGCGCGCATGCTACAATGAAAGGGCGGGGAGCACTGGAATGCTCGACCCGCCCACGCACACAGGCTCAGGAGGCCCGAATGCTCGACAACGCTATCACGTTCTCACCTAGGACACCTGCCCTCTTCTGGGCCAAGGTCGACAAGTCCGCAGGAGTAAACGGGTGCTGGCCATGGACGGCGGCCACATACCACGACGGGTACGGGATGCTCGGGGTCCTGGTCGGCCCGGGGACATGGAGGGCGCAGCGGGCTCATAGGATAAGCTTGCTCGCCAATGGTCCCATCTCTGATGGGATGCACATCCTTCACTCGTGCGACAGCCCGCCATGCGTGAATCCCGCGCACCTCCGGGAGGGGACGCACCAGGACAATATGGCAGACATGGCGGCCAGGGGTCGGTTGCATAGGCCTGCGGGAGAACTCAACGGCAGCGCCAAACTGAAGCAGCGCGAAGTCGAATCCATCAGGTCGGAGTATGCGGCAGGCGGTATTACACAGCAGGCTCTAGCCGATAAGTACGGTGTCGCTCAGTCCGTTGTCAGTGACGTGGTCAATGGCAAGCGGTGGGCCTGCCTGCTTGACGGAGGTGCGAGATGAAAGCCTCCGACTTCCACCTGAAAGTGCTGGCGATGCCGCAGATGATGCAGCCGGTGATCAGCCGCAGCTACGCCCTGCTCAACCTAGAACGTGTGCCTGTGGACCACTGGGGCGTCAGTGGCAGGGGGAACGCAGAGATCGTTATCCAGGAGTTTCACGACGCTGTTGCTGAGCTTCGCGCCTACCTCGACGCGCTAGACGAGGCGATGACGGCGAGCGTGGGCCCCGCTGTGCTAGAGCGCATCGACAAGTCCGCCGCCGATGCGAAGCACCTAGAGCAGCGCACGCCGTTCCGCCGGCCGAAGCTGCACCCCGATTTGGCCAGGCGACGCAAAGAGGCGGCGCTGTCTAGGTGCGCAGAGCTCGACGATGAGAGCGAAGATGGGGACTGAATTCTACCTCATCGACAGCGAGCGCAAGATCGCCGAAAGAAGTCGAGGCGACGGAATCGGCGCAGATAGGCCGCACCGCTCACTTATTTTGTGCAACATGGCCCCTGTGTATGAATAGCGTGTTACATGTAATACATACAAGGAAGGCAGCATGAACAACGGAACAAACGAAACCGCTCACCTCTGGTCAGACGCAGACGTGACCGCCAGTCAGTCGGACATCATCGACGCAGCTAACGGAGCGTGGAACAGCGACAACACAAAATTCAAGCGCTTCGAGTCGAGCGATGTGTCTACATGGCTCGCCCCCTTCTTCATCGACGGCGCACAAGTGGGCTGGCTCCGCAGTGATGCTGCGGTTGTGCGCATGGCGCCTCCGCAGAGCAGCCCCGGTAGGTTCGGGGATGTCATCCCGACCCACGTGGACGGCTACGGCGTGATTGTGGACGACGCGGATGGGCCGAGCATGACCTTGGCAGAAGCAAAAGACGCGCTTGGTACGGACGGCCTCGCGTGGACCGTCGGCGGCCATGTCTCGTGAGCCGAGGCGGCAAGCGCGCGGGCGCGGGAAGACCAATCGGGAGCGGCACAAAGCCCGCCGAAGAAAAGCGCTCCGTGCGCGTTGTGGTCAACCTGACGCGTCTTGAGGCTGATGGACTTGACGCTACCCGCACGGGCGACGAGGCCCGCTCGCAGGCAGCTCGCAGGCTTATACTGGCCTCATGTAAAACGCTGTAGACGCGGATAGTTCGAGGCGCTCTAATCGCAGCTATTCCACGAGGTAGTGCACGATCTGGCCTCGCCCACCCTGGAATGCCACCATGATGGCGTCGGGGTTGATGCCCGTCTCGAGTTCTGTGTAGAACTGCTTTACGCCGGATTTCGGACCCGTGAGCTGCTCGAACGAGACGTTCGTTGTGTCGTTCTTGAGCTGAATCCACGTGACCCCGGCCATTCCCTCGGCAACCGTAAACCAGCTGTCCCCATTCTTGGACACGCTGGCCCCACCAGCAGTGGACGCCGCCGTGTACTCGATGATCCGAGCCCTTGAGAGATCATCGTGGCGACTGATGACCACGCCATTATCACCAGCGACGTTGTAGAATCCGATCTGGAAGCTCGCCGCGACGGTGTTGGTCGTGTTGTAGGACGAGGACACGACGCCGATCGTGATTGTGTATGGCGCCGTCGGAGCTGCCTTGTAGAACAGGGTCCTCGTCGTGGTTGGGTCGACATCAAGCACGCCGCCAATGATCGATAGGTTGGGCGTCCCGGCCACTGTCGTCCAGCTCGCATCAGGCGGAGTGACGAAACCAGCGCCGGGCAAGAGGTCATTGAACGTAGAGCCATCGTGAATTCGGATCAGCCCGGGACCATCTGTCGCGTAGCAGGTGTCGCCAGCAATGGCCCCAACACACGACGCATACGCAGCTCGCGTGGGCGTGACACCGCCGCTTGCCGTAGGGCTGAAGAAGTCAGCGGTATAGGCGCCGGAAGGCGCGAGAACGAAGAGGGCGATGAGCACGCCGAGCACGAGCGAGCGGAGCTGATTCATTGGGGAACCCCTAGGTGTACGCTATGGTAGCCCACAAGGGGGGCGAATGAAGACACCGACATGCGCGCATGCGTCGAGGGAAGAGCCGTGCTGGGGCAAGGTCTTGCCGACCGCTCTGGGTCTAGGTGCCGACACCTGCGCGGGCCACTACTACGTCGAGGCGACGGGCGGGCGGTACGTGGCGCAGGGTGAGCGGCACGCGTTCGAGAAGCGGATTGCGGCGATGCGGGCACCGGTTGAGTGTGGGGGGCCGTGGTACCCCCAGCCACCACGCACTGACCCGTATGGCCCCATGCTGTGCGAGCAGCATGGGGAATCCTGCCCAGAGGCAGAGAACATGCGGCACCGAGTGGAAGATCACTACACTCCTGGCGAGTGGGAGGCCTTCCTGCGCTGCGACGCTGATCTAGCGACCCTCGCCGACCTGACGGAGGACTGACCTTGCCTGCCAAGCCGCTAGCTCGCAGGCACTGGCCGAAGCTGATCGTTCTGCGGCTGCACGGACAGACCACGCGCCAGATCGGACGGGAGCTCGACAAAGCGCACTCGTCGGTCGCAGCGACGCTACACCACCCCGAGGTCAAGGAAGCGATCGAGAGCGGCCTTGACGCGCTCGAGCCCGTGTTGCGTGGAGCGATGCGTGCGGCGCGCGGCGAGGCCTTTGAGGTGCTGATGGAGCTGCTCGGGTGCACGGACAACCGCGTGCGCCTCATGGCGGCGACAGCCATCCTCGACCGCACCGGCATCACCGCGGGGCACACGATCAAGATCGAGGCGTCGGTTGACTTCGACCCGGACAAGGTGGAGGAGGAGCTCGCGCAGCTCGCAGCGAAGGCGGCGCAGGGCGCGGAGTAGTTGACCCTCGTTGGTGCTTGGGGTATACCTAGGTGTCTGGAGGGAAGATGGCGATCGATGTAGAGGCGGTGTGTGCGGAGTGGAGGCGGCTGGGGGGCACGATCGATCGATCTGGAAAGTCGCCTATTCTTAACGGCGATGCCGAGGACGACGGCTACGACAAGGCCGCAGCATGGGTCCGCCAGGAGGGTATCAGTGCTTACTTTTCACGCGAAATCGGAACAGACCCGATCGACCTGGACGACACATCGCGTCTCCCCGAGCTCGCCCGCGTATGGGGCCTGACGCCCGCAGAGCCCGAGGTGCTGACATGGGAGCAGGCGGCGGCGTTGTGGGTGGAGTGGGGTGGGGCTGTTGTGAGGGTGTCCCTCACCCTCGGCACCCTCGAGGACATGGCCGAAGCGTGCGGGCTGCCGAGGACGCCGGGGGCGCGATGGGCGGCCGCCGAGCAGCACGCCCGCTACAAAGCAGCGCTTGACGCGTTCTGTGGGGTGGGGTGATGCGTGTCTTCCCAGCGTGGGACTGCCGAGAGTGCCGAGCCTACGCAGTGGGCAAGACCAGCGACGCTGAGCCACCCACCGGATGGAAGCGCTCATGGAGAGGCTACGGAGGATGGGTGTGGGTCTGTCCTGACTGTCACCCGTATCCATGGAGGGTCAAGCCGTGCCCTCTGTGCGATGACACTGGCCGGGTGCTTACTGGCCACTTGCGCCCTGGGGTAGATCCGTGCCCGTGCAAGGCCCCGCCACGGCGCTCAGAGTGACCCTCTCTCTCGCCGAGAAGAAGCGCGCCGCCCAGCTCATGGCGCAGCTCGAGCGCCACAAGCAGACGAACCCGCTCGCGCACGCCGACCTCTGGGACAACCCCGCGCCGCAGACGTCGCAGCGCAGGTGCGTCGAGGTGCTCGGGCAGCAGGTGAGCAGCGAGGGGTTCAGGCCCGGACTGCCTGACGTCGTCTGCATCCTCGGCGGCAACGGTAGCGGCAAGAGCGAGGTCCTCTTGCAGACCGCGGTGGCTGTCGCGCTCGGCCGGCACCACAAAGATGCGGTCAGGTGGGCCAAGCGCAACGGGTTCCCGCTCGACCGGCTGCCAGAGGGTCAGGGACGCGTCATCATCTCGAGCTTGACGCACGTGGACAGTCGGAAGATCGTGAGGCCGAAGGCTGACCGCTACGCCCCACCGCGGTCGAAGTGGCGGCAGCGATGGGCCGACAATGAGGCAGAACTCCGCATGCCGGGCTCCGATGGCGTGACGGGGATCATCGTCTTCAAAGCGAATCGACAGGGGCGCGAGGCCTTCCAGGGCGATTGGGCCCATATGTACGGCTACGACGAGGAGCACAGCGAGGACGTTTGGAAGGAGACGCAGCACCGCCACAGCCGGCCAGAGTGCGAGGGTATCGGCTTCCACATGCTGTCGATGACCCCGCTCAAGGGCGTCACGTGGGTGGCTCGCAAGTTCCTCCCGGAGCACGCACTCACCAAAGACGACGGGCCCGGCGAGCTCCGCGTGTCGGTGCACTGGCTGCACACCGCGGACAGCCCGCACGCGACCGAAGACAACCTCCGTGCGCTGCGCAGCTACGGCACGCACGAGCGGGAGGCCAGATCGAAGGGCGCTATCGTCGCGCTCGAGGGTCGCGTTTTCGAAGAGTTCCAGCGTCACACCCACGTCGTGCCCTCGTTCCTCCCGCCGCCGCACTGGGTACGCATGCAGTGGATCGATTGGGGCACTGCGAACCCTGCCGCGCTGTACCACGCAGCGATCGACCCGAAGGACCGCGTCATCCACGTGTATCGGGAGCGGTACCTGGCACAGCACACGCCGAAGCAACACGCCGAGGCGACGATCGACGTAGAGGCGACAGAGCGCGGGCGCCTCAAGGCCAAGTACCCGCAGGCGAAGATCCCCGACGAACTCGTGCCGTACCGCGTGGCCGACCCCGAGGACCTCGGCGCACGGCAGACGTGGGCCATGCACCACGGGCTTGTGACCATCCCGGCAGACAAGGCTGTGCGTGAGGGCATCAACGACGTGAAGGATGTGCTGCGCCTCGACGCGATGGGGCGACCGCACCTCGTGGTGCATGACTGTTGCGTGCACATGATCAGCGAGTTCGGGCAGTACGTGTGGCAAGAGAAGAACAGCGCGACGCGGGATGATCCTGACATGCCGCGGAAGAAGAACGATCACGCGATGGACGCGGTAAGATACGGCGTGCGTCGGGCGAAGCAGCTTGGGCTGTGAGGGGGAACGGTGGCTGACAGGACAGACCAAAACCCATACGCGTGTGGCGACGGTGCCTGCGTGCTTCTTGTGCCAGGTGCCCCGGTGGGGATGCACACCAACGGAGGGTGCCGTTGCATTGTCGCCATCATGCACCCGAGTACTCGGGTCAGGCTGCGCCAGGGCATCCTATGGCTGGCTGTGCAGGTTGGGGATTCACTCAAGGAGGACGCATGCGAGGAATGATCAAGGTCGTGCAGAAGTGGTCACGCACCATCGACGGCACCACCCGCACCCGCGGACGCGTGTCGTTCCCGGAACACGGGGTGGTGGTGCATGTGATCGAGGATGGGCACCTGGTGCACCTGCATTGCAAGCGGGGCATTCGGGAGCACAAGGAGACGATCGACCTCGAGGGCCTCGACGCCGACAAGGCTGGCGAACTCGTCGTGAAGCACGCGGAGGAGGCTGTGCGTGACCTGCTGACGCGTCCGCGTCAGCAGATGTCGGCTGTGGTTGCGCTGGGCGTTGACGACGTGACGCCGATCACGAGGGGGTGAGAGCGGCGGGGCGGGGTGTGCGACGAGCTCTGACACGCGCGGGCTTTCGCCTGCCGTGCTAACGTCACGACATGCCCGACCGATCACCGTCTCTATGGTTGCGCGTCGCTCGCGCGCTGCGCCTCGTCTCGGAGCCCGAGGAAGCGACCTTCGTTGCGGGGGCCGACTTCATCGAGGGCGTCACTGCGGCGTCGAGCTTCCCCGTCAAGAACAGCATGAGCGCCGTTGCGGCGTTCCCCTGGATCCAGGCGTGCGTGCGCGCGAAGTTCGAAGACGTGAGCAAGCTGCCAGTGAAGATGCTTGGGGGCGATGGGCAGCCGCTCGAGTCGCACCCGTGGCTCGACCTCGTTGCGCAGCCTGCGAGCCGCACCAACTGGCTCCCGTACATCCGTCAGCTCATCCTGGACCTCGAGCTCACCGGCAACTATGCCGCGCTCGTCGCCGGCGCTGGCAGTGGCTCCGAGAGCCTGCTCCGACTGCACCCCGAGAAAGTCGAGCCGATGCCCACAACGAACGGGCAGATCGACTTCTTCTGCTACGACAGCGATGCGCGGTACGAATGGGAAGACGTGCTCCACATCGCGGACCCGTCGTGGGAGAGCGACATCAGGACGCTCATCGGTGAGGGCAAGATCCGCGCGCTGACCCGAGGCCTTGAGAGCGAGCTCGCCGCGGAGAAGATGGCCGCGAACGCTGCGGCACGCGGGCGGGTGGAGTTCATTGTGAGCCCCGCGACGGCTGGCCCCGCGTCCTTGGGGATCATGACACCGGAGGTCATCAAAAAGCTACGGGAGAAGTGGCGGCAGGTCTGGAATCAGGGTTTCGGCGTGCTGTTCTCTGGCTGGGGCCTTGAGATCACGCCCATCAGCATGACGCCCCGCGACGTCGAATTCATTGCGAACTCCGAACGCCTGCGCAAGCAGATCTTCGCACTGTTCAGCGTGCCGCCCGCTCGCCTGGGCCTCGAGACCGCGAACTACGCGACCGCACAGCAGCAGATGAAAGCCTACTGGGAAGCGCTCGAAGGCCGACTGGCGCTCATTGCAGACGCGTTCACGGTCGTCGCACGCCGCATCGGCACCGACAAGGGCGTCAAGGTCTTCTTCGACCTGTCGGGAGTCGACGCGTTGCAGGAGTCCCGCACCGCGAGGCTCGATCGTGTAGGCGCCATCGTGAGGCTCGGCCTGCCACTGACAGCGGCCTTGCGGTCAGAGGGCTTTGTGGGCCTACAGGCGGCAGCGGCGGACCTGGTCGACCTGGCCGACACCACGCAGGCCTTGAACGGCGCTCAGGTCCAGGCCGCCGTGCAGATTGTGCAGCTCGTTCCTCTCGGCCTGCTCACGCGTGCGATGGCTAAGGCCATGCTGATCCAGTTCTTCCGGTTGTCGGATGAGGCCGCAGAGGCGATCCTTGCCGACGTCGAGAGCATCTCGGCGCCGGATGAGCCCGTGGCCCTTGCCGAGCCAGCCGAGCGACAACTCAAGTCCGGCGTGGGTCGAGCCATCGCGTGGCAGCAGTTCATCGCGCGGACACACAACCCCGTTGAGGCCCGACTACGCCGCGCGATCAAGGCGTTCCTGCGAGCAGCCGCGAACAGATACGCCGCGCGCGCTCGCGCCGTTCTTGGCGAACTGCGGCGCGGCAACCCGTCGACCATCACGCGTCAGGGACTCACCGACGAGGCGCTCGCGCAGATCCTCGATGAGTCCGGAGAAGTCCGGCGGCTGATCGAGACCATGGAACCCGAGCACCGGGCGGCCATCCGCAAGGCGTTCGGCGATACACTCGGTCTTGTCGATGTGTCGTTGCCATGGGACGCATCGCTATCGGCTCACGAGCAGCTCGCCCGCACTCTGGCTGCGCAGATGACGCCGCTCAACGAGTCAGCGGTGCGCATCGTCGTGCAACGTGGTCTTGACGCAGGCGACAGCATCGCAGCGATCGCACAGTCTATCACCGACTCAACAGCGTTCAGCCCACAGCGCGCGTTCCGTGTCGCACGCACAGAGGCCACTAGGTCGGTGTCAGCCGGCACTGACCAGGCCTATACGCAGATCGAAGCCGATCCAGAGCTCGACATAGAGATCCGGAAGCAGTGGCTATCGGCGCGCGATGGCTCCGTGCGCGACACCCACCGTGGACTGGACGGTCAAGAGGTGCCCGCGGGCGCTGTATTCACGACGTCGAAGGGCGACACTGCCACGTCACCGGGTCACTTCGGTGTAGCCTCGGAAGACATCAATTGCCGATGTACCACGATCCCCATCGTCGTCGGCGGCTAGGAGTTCACATGAAGACCCACCGATGCGTAGCGCGCGCCCTCTTCACCAAGCAGCAGGAGGACGGGTCACACCTCACGACGTTCATTGGCAGCACCGCGGCTGTGGATAGGGCCGACGATATCGTGGATCAGAAGTCGTGGAAGCTCGCCGAATTCAGGGCTAACCCCGTCATTTTGCAGGGGCACAACCCTGGGAAACCGGTTGTGGGCAAGGCTGTGAATGTCGAGGTTCGCGAGCACGACGGGCAAGAGTCGCTGATGTTCGACGTGAAGTTTGACGACCACGAAGACAATCCTGACGGGCAGCGCATCGCCCGCCAGGTGCGCGAGGGGTTCTTGTCCGCTGTCTCCGTTGGCTTCCGATCCGATGACGTTGTGTCGCGTCGCTCGCTTCACGACGACGACGAGCGCAAGGGTGAGCATGGGGTGCTCTTCCGCGAGAACACGCTATTCGAGCTCTCCGTGGTCGCGATCCCGATGAACCAGGAGGCCCTCGCGGTATCGCGCGGCCTGAAGAACGCCGAGCAGGCTGCCGACGATGCCCGGGTCAAGGCCTCGCTCATCCGGCTCATCGAGTCTGGCGATCCGGATGTTGCGCGCGCCGTGGAAGCTGTGCGGCTCGCTGCACCGGCCATCGATACAGACGACGCGCTGCCGTGGATGCAGGACGTCGACCTCGGTCAGCGCGTGCGCGACGCGCAAGCGAAGGCCGACAAGGCTCTGACGTGGTTGCAAGACGATGACGACACCGACACCGACACCGACGGCGTTCCCTGGCTCAACTAGGTTCCCCGAGATGCGTAGCCGCGGGCCTGCGTTTCTTTCCCTCCCCAAGTCCGCACCCCTGAGTCCCTCGATCCCGTTGTGGGATCGGGGGCCTCTACGTTGACAACGACCGCGTAGACGGGTAGCGTTCACGCGGGGAACAAAGGATTCATCATGCCTTACGACGACATTCCGGTTGACCTGTCTACCGCCAAGGCGGCCACGGAGACCGTCGAGAAGATCACCGCGACGATCAAGGGCCTGCATGAGAGCGGAGCCACGAAGTCGGAGGTCAATGCTGCCGTCGAGAAGGTCGCGGGCGAATTCAAGGCCTCGCTGAAGACCATCAACGAGCGTTTCGCGCACGTCAACAAGCCTACCGAGAACTTCGGCGCCGATGTGGAGGTCAGTCGCTACCTGCCGCATGAGGGTGATGAGGTCGAGCTCGCGACCAGGGGCACCTACGCGAAGAACAGCGAAGGCGCGGTGCAGCTGTACACTCGCCACTTCGCCGACGGAGGCCATGCGCCAGGCCTTCTCGACGACGCCCCACGCACCGAATGGCAAGCCGAATTGCAGGGCCTCGCATCGAAGCGGTCGCTGGTGCGCTCGTGCCAGAAGGACCCCAGCACCCCCGGACTCGATCGGCAGATCGCCCGCCACATGCGCGTCGCCCCGCCATCCATTCGCCGCATCTTCGCTGACCAGGCGGGCATCGGCGCCGAGTGGATTGCCGACACCTTCTCGAGCACGCTCGAGCGCGATGTGTTTGCGCCCCGCCCCATCCCGGCCCTGTTCCGGGAGATCGTGGTCCCGCCTGGCGGACAGTTCCGCATGCCGTACCGCGTTGGCGGGCTCACTCCGTACATCGGCGCAGCGCCCACCGCAGACGACCCCGCGCAGTTCCGCAAGACGTCGCTGACCACTGACGAGCGCACGACCGACCCCGTCAAGTTCGTGGTCAACGTTCAGATCGACGAGGACGCGAGCGAGGACAGCCTGATCGCGGTTGAGCCCGAACTCCGGTTCGCCATCTCGCAGGCCTTCGCGGACTCGCAGGAAGACACCATCCTCAATGGCGACCTCGCGGGAACGCGCGATCTGCTCGCCAACTGGAACCCGCGTAACCGCTGGGATGCTGCGGGCCTCGGCGTCACCGCCGATCACCGCCGCGCCTACGATGGCCTGCGTGAGGTCGCGCTCGACGCAGCACAGGCGAACAACTCGGCAGACCGGAGCGGCGCCATCACCGCCACCGGCCTGCGTGAGGACATCAAGACCCTGACCGCCGCCCACTGGCTCAACGGCCAGACTGGCATCGCCATTCTCCCCACGCCCGAGTACTACCTTGGCACGATGCTGGGATTTGCAGAGGTCATCACGGTTGACGTGGCCGGCCCCCTCGCCACCTTCCAGACCGGTCAGCTTGCCAGCGCATGGGGCTACCCGATCCATGTGTCCGAGTTCATGACCGCGGACCTCAACGCCTCGGGCGTGTTCGACAACGTGACGACCAACCTCGGAGGCATGATCATCGTCTCGACCAGCCGGTTCCGCCGGTTCCGTCGCCGGGGACAGCGCATCCGCCTCCAGACCGACATCACGCGCGGCGTGGTGAACATGGTCGCTGACGGCCGCTGGGACTTCAAGAAGATCAGCCCGCTGACCGAGACGAACGTCCGCTACGCCTTCAACCTCCCGACCTAGTGACGGCGGGCCTTCGGGCCCGTAGCCGCCCGCTTCTATCTTGGAGTTCTCATGCCCTCCCCAGTTTTCACCGTCGTGGAGTGCCCTTTTACCGAGGCCGCTGGCGTCGACGAGGTCAAGAGCCGAGTCGTCACCGTGCCCGGTACGCACCGCGTGGTCAAGGTCTTCGTCGTAGACAATGACGGCATTACACTCGACGCTTCGGACTTCACCGTCCTATCCGTCGAGACCGCTGCCGCAGTCGAGATCGCCACTTTCAGCACGGTCGCTACCACGCTGGTCGCCAAGACTCCGGTTGACGTGGCGCTCACTGGCACCCCGATCGCACTGGAGTTCGATCAGGGAGACTCGATCGTGTTTCTGAAGACCGACACCGGCGCCACGGGCGTCGCAGTCGAGGGCTCGATCGCCGTGCTGCTCGAGCAGGTGCGATAGCATGCCGAATCCGTCAACTGTGCTCGTTGTGAACACCATGGACCGCACCTACAGGGGTCGGCACTGTGGTAACGAGTGCGACGACGGGATCGACCCAGGCGAAACGGCTGAGGTCTCCGAAGAGGCCGCGGCCTACCTCGTTGCAACCCACGGCTTCGCTCGCGTCGTGAAGCCGACCCCCAAGAAGCGAACGCGCCAGCGCTCGACCCGGGGCGCATCCCCGGAGTAGCCTGTGCCCCTTCTCACGACAGCAGAGGCGAAAGTGTACCTGACGGAGGTCACCGACTCGTCGACTACTCAGGATGCTCGTATTGATGCCCTGGTCCTTGCTGCTGATGACCTGTTGGCTCGCGCGCTCGGTTATCCCGAGAACGATTCGAACACGCGCACGCTGGACAGCGCGACGTACACCGAGTTCCTCGACGGACCCAGCGAGACGGACAGGCGTTCGCTGCTGCTTGCGGTGTCGCCGGTGACGTCCATCACGTCGATCCACGACTCACCCACCTGGGCGTACGACGCAGGCGATCTGGTGGACGCGACGGACTACCTCTCCGTCCGTGACGGCTGGGTGCATCTGACGCCGACGGGTACGCACGCATGGAGCAAGCAACTGCGGGTGCTCCAGGTGATCTACGTGGCCGGTGAGGCGCTCGACGACGGCGAAAAGGAAGCAGTGGGGCAGTTCGTCGCGCACCTCTTCCGCCTACCCAAGCGTCAGGGGCGACAGTCGACGAGCCAGAAAGGCCACACCGCGAGCTTCCGCGTCGAGGACATCCCCGCGCACGTGCTGCGCCAGCTGACCCACCGCGCGAACCCGGCGGTCATCATTGGCTGAGACACTCGCCGACTTCACCGCCCGCATAGAGGCTCTCGCTGCACGCCGGGGCACCGGCTCACTGCGCGCTGCGATCCGCAAGAAGCTCACGATCTCTGGTCTGCGCATGGAGGCCGACGCGAAGAAGAACGCCACACGACGCCCCCGCGTGCGCTCTGGGCTGTTGCGGAACTCGATCAGGCACGAGGTCATCGACGCAGAGGGGCGCGGCCTGTCGCTCACCCTGCGCGCTGGAAACCGGACGTCTGTGCGCTATGCCCGCATCCAAGAAGAGGGCGGCATCATCCGCCCGAAGAAGGGCCGCTTCCTCGCCATCCCGATGAGCAACGCGAAGACGGCAGCAGGCGTGCCACGCTGGCCGAGCCCGCGCGCCGTGCCTGGCCTGTTCTCGATCAGCCTCGGCGGTCGCGTGTTCCTGGTGCGGAAGCAGGGCGAAGGCCTTGAGTTTCTCTACCGCCTCAAGGAACGCGTGCGCATCCCGGCCACACACTACCTGGCCCGCGCCGTGAAGCGCCAAACGAAGCCGCTGATCGATGGGCTCATTGAGCTCACGGTCAAGGCCATCGAGGGGGACGCTTGAGCGTCGGCGACTTCAGAGCAGTGGTGGAGCGCGCGGTGGTCGTGCTGCGCACCGTCATCGACGGCACAGGTGATTACCACTTCGACCTCACCGACGACGGCACCGTGCAGTTCGGGCTTGCCCCGATCGACATGGCCGGCATGCATGACGCCGAGGTTTGGATCTCGGGCATCACCCCGCGCTCGAGCGAGGACGGTCCGCGTGCGTCGCTCGGCAAGTACGCCCGCCATGTGAGCTTCGAGATCTGGGGCCTCGTCAAGGGTGGAACCATCGAAGAGCGCACGCTCAATGCGCTCGACCTGTACCAGGACATTCAGAAGGCGCTCGAGATCGACTCGGTGCCGTCTACCGGCAGCGCGCCTGCGTACCAGGTCGTGATCTCCGATGCTGCGGTCATAGCCGCGGAACTGATAGACTCCGAATCACTCGGGGCGGTGACGTTCACCGTCTCGTACGTCTGGGCTACCGACCTCGGCGCAATCACAGGTACATCATGAGCTGGCTAGACGAAGCATATCCATTTCGCGTCGCGGTGACCGTCGACGGCTCTGCGGATACCTTCGGGTCTTTCGACGTGAGCGCGATCATCAGCGAAGAGTGGGACTTCTTCTGGACCCTGATCGACACCGACGGCTTCGGTATTCGGGTTGCCCTTGAAGACGGGATCAAGGCGCCAACATCGTATCAGTGGTCAGGGTTCAGTAAGGCGAACAAAACAGGCACTCTCGAGGTCGAAGACTACGTAAGCACGGGCAATATCGTATCCCTGGTCTGGCTTTACTTCGGGATCAACGCAGGCGACGAGACAGACGGCTCAGGCACATTTACCCCCGTCTCTCCACTCAATGGATACATAGAACAGGCCTTGCCCGGGCTCCGACAAGTGCTTTTCGCGCCCGAGCGCCCCGATAGCGACATCCCCCTATCTGAGTTCTCGAAGATATCCGCTGAGCAGATGTTCGTATGGGTCGACGTCACCGACGAGATCCCATCGTCTAGCGAAGCTATCCAGGGAGCGACGGATCTCGGGGAGCTCTTCTCGGTGGTGTTCACGGTCTCGACTGGTGGAACACCGCAGGGGTCCATGATCGACGAGACGCTCCACCGCATCGTCTACACTCAAGGCGGTCGCACGTGGGTAAAGCTATTCGTGCAAGCGGGCAGCGACGGCACCGACTTCGTTGGGGACATGTCGTTTACGTACTACACTGGCTCAAGAGACGGGGCCGGCGACTCGCTATTTGCGGTGTCGAATCAACGCTTTCTCATCAAGGTTCGAGACCCAGTAGAGGTCTAGGAGTACACCATGGGCGCACATATTGGAGCAATGTCTTTCGTCGCCATGGCGGCGGAAGCGACCTGGGGAACGCCGAATACGACGTACCTAAACTTCCTTCGCGTGGTGTCGTTGAATGCGAACCGCGTGATCGAGCGCACCGCACGACAGCACCTGCTTGACCAGGGCGCGGGCTCGTTCGTGCAAGAGGAGAGCTTCGACGCTCGAGACCGCGTGAGGTCGAACCTCGTGACGCTCATGAGCTACGACGACAGCAACCTGACGCTGCTCGCACACGCGATGCATCTCGATCCTGTGACGACTGGCGCGGGTCCGTTCGTGCACACGTTCGACATCGGCAAGCCGTACGACCACGGCGGCACTGGTGCGGTAACTGGCTTGACCCTGGGCCTCGCCATGGGCGACAACGCCGAGCAGGAGAACGTCGAGGGCAACAAGTGCTCAGGCTTCTCGCTGTCCATCGAGGCCGGCGGCGAGATGCAGTTCACAACGGACTGGATCGGCGAGACGAGCGCCGCACGCACCACGCTCTCCATGCCGACGTTCTCGAGCAACGGTCAGGGCGTTCGGCACACTCATGCGGGCTCGCTGTCGTTCAACTCGCTCACCTTCGACTGTATCCGCAACTTCGAGGTCAGCGTCGACCACCGCATCGGAGAGCGCGATTGCCTCGGCAGCACGTTGACCGCAGAGCCGATGCCCACCGGCATGCAAGAGGTCCGTGGGCGCATCGCACTCGACTCACCGAACTCGGGCCCGCTCAAGGGCCAGTTGTACGACGCCTATCTTGCGGCGACGCAGACCGACCTTGCGGTGACGTTCACGGGGAGCGGAAATAACGTGCTCACAGCCACGGTGCACGACGCGAAGATCTTCAGCTACACCGAGGCCGTCAACTCCATGGGCGTCACCGAGATCTCTTGCGAGTTCCAGGGGCACGCGGTGGTGAACTCGGGCCTGACGATCGTGATCACGAACGACAACACGCTGCACACAGCGAACTAAGCGCCACGGGCGCGACCTTGGGAGGGGTTTATGGGAATCGGGAGGATGCTGGCAAAGTCAGCACGCGAGGTTGTACGGCTACAAGTCGGCGACTCAAATATCTGGTTTGATTACGAGATCGTACCGATCGATCGGGCGGTCGTGCTCACCGCGCAGCGGACGACATCGTTCGCGCTGTACGAGGTGACTAAGGCTATGGGCTCGTCAGAAGCCGCAGCAGCGATCAAGTTCCCGGAACAGGAAGACCTTGAAGGCATGCCTCAACGAGAACTCGAGCAGACCCTCGGGAATATGATGCACATGCTCCGCCAGATCGACCCGGGCACGATCAAGGAGGGCGCAGCGCAGATCGCATCCATCGTTTGCCTCGGTGTTCGGCGTGCGCGCGCATGGACTGACGAGGCGTACCTAGTCGGTGAGGGTGAGTCGCTCGCCCCGCGAGTCGCGCCCGATGAGGACGACCCTGATGTGCCATTTGAGGACATCGAGATCACGACTCAAGAACGCCTACAGGACGCCGAGCACGACGTCGTGTGGGTCAACTCGCTACCGCCCAGCCATATCAAGCCACTCCACGACGCTATATTCTCGATGAGTTCGGAGGATGCCGCGCGCATTGCCCGATTTCGCTGAGGCAAGGGAAGTCTTGCTGATGATCCACATGATCGCACGCACATACGGGCAAGCGCCCCACGAGATCCTCAACTGGACCCCGTTCCAATTGTCCATCGCGCTCATCACCTACGACGCGGGGCAGCGGGACGCTGCGTACCGCTATAAACGGATCATGAGCCAGAAAGGCGGTATAGTCGTGCCTGTAATGAAGGTGGGTGACTAGTGGGCATCGCCGAAGTCATCCTGAAAGTCACCGACCGCGCCTCGAGCGAACTGCGGAAGGTCGCCGACGAGGGCAAGAAGACCGACAAGGCGATCGACAACCTGGCGACTGGCCTCCTAGGGCTAGGCGCCGGGCTCGTCGCTGCCGGCGGAGCTGGGCTTGCCTTCGCCCAGCAAATGGCCGACATGCAGAACGACATCAGCGATATGTCGGCTAGAACTGCTGTGGGCACCGACACGCTGTCAGCGCTGCGTGTGATGGCAGAGGCCACAGGGCGACAGTTCCAAGACCTCAACGAGGTGCTGAACCCGCTCGTCGCCCGCATGGGCCAGGTTGCCGCTGGCAACGAAGCTGTAACGAAGCAGTTCAGCGACCTAGGGATCGGGGTCCTCGACGCAAACGACAAGATGCTCAGCACCGACGCAGTGCTGCGGGACATCATGTCGACCCTCACGGCCATCGAAGACCCCACAGAGCGTGCAACCGCGGCCGTGTCGCTGCTCGGCGAGAGCGGTGGGAAGCTCGTGCAGATCATGGGCGCCGGCGAGTTCGACGCGTTCGCAGAGTTCGTCAGCACGTTTGGAACAGACACCGGGCCGAAAGCAGCGAAGGCCGCAGCCGAGTGGCAGGTGGCCACCGCGCTGCTCAAGGAGACCGTGCGCGGCGCGCTGTCCGAGTTTGCAGGCATCGAGACTGCGACCGAACTCGTTGTGCAGCTGGCCGGCGCCGTCGCATTCGTGGCTGAATCGTTCAGGGCGCTTCTTGCGTTCCCGGGCGAGTTCCTCTCGCGGCTGTCGCAAGCGATGAGCCAGGCTTTCGATCTGATCAACACGGTCGCGGCGAAGATCCGCGACGCCCTGCCCGACAACATCTTGTTTGCAGACCTCCGCCGCCAGGTAGCGCTGATCGCGGACGTTGGCGCAGAGGGCGCCTTCCAGTTCAGGCAGGACCCATCGGAGGCCCAGCAATTCGACCCGTTCGCCGCTCGAGCGGAACTCATCGCAGGATTCAGAGACGTGCTCGCGTCTAGCATCGGAGCACCGAGCGGCGGTGCTGGCGGCCTACCGCTGGCTGGCGCTGACGCACCAGGCGAGGGCCTCAAGAAGGCAGACAAGGCAGCTACCGACTTCGCTGCGGTCATGAATGAAGGCCTGGGACTGCTCGGCGACTTCAACGACGAAGCCGACAAGGCAGCCAGGGCCCTCGCAGAGGCCGAGAAAGCAGCCCGTGAGCTCGCGCTGGCCCAAACGCAGCAGGTTGTTGGCATGGCGCAACAGGCCCTCACAGGTGACGTCTCCGGGCTTATCGGAAGCGTCGGCGCAGCGGCGGGTCCTGCCGGCATGGTCGCCGCGCAGATCGTGCAGGGCATCGAGACCATCGGTAAGCTCGGAGCGAGCGGCGTAAAGAAGAAGCTGGAAGAGTTCCAAGCGAACATGCTTGCAGGCCTCAAGGCGCTGCCCGAGATCATCGGCAAGGTGCTCCCCGAGTTCATCTCTGAGTTCGTGCCCGCCCTCATTACTGGACTTGTGGAGGCGCTCCCGGCCCTCATGCTGGCGCAGGCGGAGGCATTCGGGAAGACGGTGAAAGCGGCTTTTTCAGACATCCCGCAAGATATAGCCGAGAGCTTTACGATCGCGTTCTTGAACGTCTGGGAGAGGATGAAGGACTTCTTTGAGTCCCTGTTCAGGGGTAGGTTCAAAGAAGCATTTGGGAAGAAGGGTCCAGGCGGAGACTTCAAGAAGTTCCTGGGATCTCTCTTGACCCTACGCTTCAAAAAGGCTTTCCAAACGAAGGCAGGCAAGACGACAGGGAAGGCGGGTCGCGTGACTGCGGCGCTGTTTTCCTTCGGTCTTTCTGAACTCGGTATAGCCATAGGTAAAGGGGTCGGGAAGGGGGTTAAGAACGCAACAGAGGGCCGCAGCTTCGCGCGCGGCGGCGTCGTCGACCGCACTGGCCTGGCGATGGTGCACGCCGGCGAGCGGTTCACACGGCAAGACGGCAGCATGTCGGGCACCACGCGTGCAGCGATGGGCGGCGGCGGGGGTGGCGTAGTCATCAATCTCCAAGGCATCATGACGAAGCGCGACCTGATCGAGCAAATCCGCCGCGAGCTCGGCGACCGCGGGTCGGGCTTGACGCTCGACCCCTTCACGTCGTGAGGTAGAAGATGGACTTCCCACAAGTAGAGTTCCTGCAAGCGCTTCTCGGCGACTCGTCGAAGTGGAGGCTTATCGACGCGAGCGGCGTCGTTGTCTCGATCACGGACGGCGACAGCTTCACCGACATTGTAACGACGGCTACGGCCGGCACGGTCTACCTCACGAAGCCGATCGAGGACTTCACCGGCGGATCGATCAACCATGCCGCCGACTTGTTCACCACCGACCTGCTTGCGCAGCTGATCACGGCAACGAGCACTCTTGATCAGATCCTCGTGGGAACGTCCGATAACGCCGACCCAACAGCAGGCGGCGCGCTCTTCGACGTAGCCGGCTTCCGGTTCGCGACCTCAACGACCAAGACGATCAGGGTCCAGACCGACTCGTCTAGTGCGACAGGCGTCACGATAACGGCAGACCGCGCACTGTATACCCCATCATTTCAGCTTGGAAGGTCCGAACGCGCCGCAACCATGTACGCGTACCAGGGCAACAGCTTTGTGAACGAGCGCGGCCAGGTCAGCCTTCCCCGCAGCTACGCGCCGACGCATCTCGTGGTGAGGATCACAAACGGTGCAGCGTCAGCGCAGACCATACGCGTCGGCGTTGGCGTCCATGTCCCGCAGTCCATCAAAGCGCTGGCAATCAGCGCACCGGTCGCAACCGACGACCGCGGGCGCGTCTGGTTCTACCCTGACGATGACGGCACCCTTGAAGAGGTAGACATCCGTGGGTGCTGGTCCTCCCTCGATGAGCTGCCGATGGTGAACCGCCGCACGTCTCGCTCGTACGCAGGGCGCAGGGCGAGCGCCATCCTCGGCGGCAACTTCCAAGTGCGCGCCGTCTACGAGATGTTCAACGACGACGACGTGTTGACGGGCCTCTTCGCTGCGCAGAACCAACTCTACCGAGGCCGCACTATTGCCCTGTGCGCGAACGCGTCGAAAGCGTGGGCGGGCTACGCCATCCAGCCCCCACGGCGAGGGGACACGACCGTCCGTATCGCTGGCACTGGCGACACATTTGCGGGCTCTGGCTCGCTGTCCGTGGGCGACTTCGTTGTGATTCAAACTGTCGACGAAGACCCGATCACCGAACTCGTCAAGGTCACGAGCGTATCGAACCAGCGATCGTTCGGCGTCGCCGCAGGGGTCAAGCACACGTTCCCCCGCAACGTGCCGATCTTGGTGCGGCAGAGGTACTACTGGCCGGCGCTCTGGCTCGACGAAAGGCAGAGCTCGAACGAGCTGCTCACGACAGACCACGGGCTCAACTACACCTTTGACGCGCTGCTTACCGAGGACCTCGGCGCGCTACAACGCCTTGTCGATCTCGGCGGGTCCGGCCTCATGACAGGCATCAGCCCGAGCCCGAGTAGCCGCACGTTCACGACCGGCACGAAGTCGGCGAGCCTGACCCGGTTTAGGTTCCGATGACGTGGAGCACTAGATTTACGGATGCGATCGCGAGTGAGCACGCTGTGCCGCGGTTCATCCTTCAGACGATTCCGATCATCGGCGCCGTCACCGCTGGCGTCTCGTTCGCTACGCACGATCGCCTGACCGCATCGGTGATGACTCGTGACGGCATTGGCACGCTGCCGATCATTGCCGAAGACGGGATCAGGGTGCAGGGCGCTCGGCTGAGCCTGCGCGAATGGTCCATGCATCTCGGCGGGTTCACCGTCGACGTGATCTCTGAGTCCGGAGCGTTCCTATCGCAGTGCTCAAGGGGCGCGTTGTTCGAGCTCCGCTGCGGCTTTGCGGGCTTCATCTCCAGCGAGTTCCAAACCATCACCATCGGTCAGCTCGTCGGGATCTCGAGGTCTGGGCCTGGCGAGCCATGGACACTGCGGTTCCGCGACCTGTTCAGCGCGATGCAAAGCCGCTGGACAACCACGACAGCCGAGCAGGAGTTGTTCCACACGCTCGGCACGACGACGACCGTTGCTAACCCGTACACAGCGGGCGCCGGCGGCGCGCTCGAGGTCGCGTCGACATCCAATTTCGACAAGCCAGCATCCTACGATGGTGCCCTGCAAGTCTCAACGTCGGGCGGTGACTGGTTCACCACGTACAGCGGCACCTCGGGCTCGCCCGTCTCGTTCACTGGCCTTCCCACCGCGGACAAGTTCAACACCGACCAGCAAACCGCCGCGACCTCCGACGTTGTGACCGAGGTTGGCAGGCTGCTCGGTGAGCCCCTGCACATCTTCGCTGCGATCGTGACGTCCACTGGGCTCGGCACGAACGGCACCTACGACCTCTATCCGAAAAGCTGGGGCTTCGGGCTTGACGCCAGGTTTCTCGACGAGTCCGACCTCAACATCTCAGCGGCCGATATGGCGCCGCCGAGCGGTACGAAGACGATCGACCTTCTCGTGGAGGGCGCGCAGGCCAACGGCCTATCGTGGCTGCTCGGGTGGATGTCCGATTTCGGTGTGTGGCCGGTCCTGCGGCAGGGCAAGATCTCCGCACGCCCCATCATGCCGGGCGGTGTGGCGGTCTTCACCACGATCACGCAGACGCCTGCCCGCGTCTTGAAGCCCATCGCTGACGGCGACATCGTAGAGATCGAGTGGGAGGCCTTCCACCCCGACTACATCGGCGAGGTCGAGAGTTTCCAGACGTCGCGCTTCCCGGTCGGCGCCGGCGCAGCGGTGAACAGCGCGGCGAAGACTGAGGCGATCTCCCACCTGCCAAGCCTGAGCACGAGGCTCGATCCGCTGACACTCTACGGGAGCGGTGCAAACGACGTCATGAACGCCACGCGTGATCGGATGGCAGAGTGGCAGCTCAGGATCCCCGAGCGTATCCGAGTGCGCACGCGCACGCTGTACCACTCGCAGCTCGTCCCCGGTGACTTCACGACGCTCACCACAAAGCTGATCACCGGCCGCCTAGAGTCCACGCGCAACGGGTACAACGCGCGCCGCGTGCTCGTCACCGAGGTAACCCCCGACTGGACCGGCGCGAATGTGTCGCTCGATCTCGCCGTGTTGCCGGACAAAGCCGACGAGTTCGACTAAACTGCACCGAAAGGAGCCACTATGCGCCCGATGTTCGCCCTTCTCGCCTTGCTCGTCTCACTATTCGTGTGCGCGCCGGCATCCGCGCGCCCGCCGCCTACAAGCTTCGCGTCGAGCGCCTCGCAGGGACTGACCACCACCTACGCATGCACTGAGATCACCGACACATCGGCGACGGATGGCGCTTCAGTCAACGTGCCGCGCATGGCTGTCTTCGGTCAGCTCAACGCCGAGATCACATCCGTCGTCACAGCCGTATCGATCACCTGGTTTCTCACCGAGTCGAGCACGGGAGAGGAGACGGGGTGGACAACCGACGAAGTCACGTCCACGATCCTCGACCACGACGCAGACGCCACAGGCAACGTCGTGAGTTCGTTGGGGCGCGAGCCCTACCGGCAAACCGCGAGGGCCACGAACGGCTCGATGTTCGTGTGTGCCAAGACGGATGCCGGCACCGCCACGGCCGTATACCGGCTACACTGGGTACAGCGCGGCGGATAGGCGCGCATGGGGGAGCCATGGGAAGGAAGAAGAGAACCGAGCTCACGCGCGCCGAGGCTCGCAAGATCGTTCGTGATCAGGTCGTGCGGGTCGAGAGCGAAGAGAAGGGGCTCACGAGCGCGGAGAAGCACCAGCGTGCGCTCAACCTGTCGGTGACCGCCATCGACGAGGCGCACACGTACCCGGACGACTGGGGCCTTGCGGGCAAGGCGCTCGAGCTCATCGATGCATCGGTGCTTCGGTTCTTCGTTGGCCTTCTCGTCGACCAGTTCGCTAGCGACCTCCCGTAGTGCCGCGGCGCGTCCACCTGTGCCTGGGCCATACCGGCGCCACGCAAGGCAGGCCGGGCGCTGTGCACGTCACGCCAAAGGGTGAGCGCTTCGACGAGGTGAAGATCGTCAGGGCCTACGCCGTGCACGCTGCCGAACTGCTCGAGGCCAGCGGCCTTGTCGTTGAGCTCGACGGCGCGGGTAGCTACCGCAGCCGACAGCGCCGCGCCGCGCACTACGGCTCTCCCTACATCGACTGCCACGTCAACGCGGGGTGGCGGGAAGGGTGGGCTGTCCGGGGCTCGGTGTTCCACGCGCCGCACGCTCTAGGCGGCGCGCGGCTAGCCACACAGCTCGCCGAGCACCTCGCCCCCCTGGTGGGTGGCGCGAAGGTGTGGGACACGTCCCCGGACGATTGGCGGCGTCATGCGCACTCCAACTTGATGAGCACCGGGCGCGCTCCCGCGGTCGTGTTCGAGCCCGCATTCCTCGACTGCCCTGACCACTGGCCCGTCCTGCGAGAGCCAGAGCAGATCGGCGCGGTGCTCGCCGCGGGTGTGCTGGCCTTCCTGGGCTAGAGGCGCATCGCCGGAGAGGGTGCTAGACTCCTGCAAAATGAGGTGCCCCGTGGTTCGACGCTTGCTCCTAGCCATCATGTCGGTTGTGCTGGTCTCGTGCTCGAGCGCGGGCGCGTCAGACTTCTTCGAAAACCCGGACATCGCCGAGGCTCTCAGGCGAAGCTCAGGCGACTTTCAGACGGGCGTGCTGACGCCGTGTAATGTCACGATCAACGCCGACCCCACGAAGTTCGACTCCGTGGTGTGTACGGGAGTCGTGATCGACTCCTCGGATCCGACTAACCCCGTCTCCACTAACGTGGATATCGCCGCCCGCACTGCCGTCGCCGACGCCTTCCCCGCCAGCGACACCACTTGGCTCCTGATCGACGATACCGACACGCTCTCTCAAGTCAATGTCTCGCCGTCTGCCATCGAGCGTCGCGACAAGATTGTGATCGGGTCGCTGGTGAAGGCTGGCGGCGTCATCATCCTCACCGTGGACAACCAGATCCCCGCATACGGGCTTCTGAAGACGTTCGAAGACCAGCTGATGATGCTCGGCGGCATGGCGTCGGATGCTGTCATCGGCACGAGCGATAACGATCTAAGCCTGGACGTCACAGCCGGCGAGATCATCTCCCTCGGTCGCGGTATCCCATTCGACGTCAAGAAGCCGAACACGACCCTGACGCCCGCTCAAACACCGTTCCCCGTCGGCAAACTCTTCAAATCTTACGAGAATGTCTCTGGCGTCGTGGTCATCGACCCGACCACTAATCAGATTGACCCGAACAACTTCGCCTCGGCGGGCGTCCTTACGCCAGTGTCGGCAGGCAAATACACGATCCAGCGGGGCATCCTGTTCCCGGCCACAGATGTGCTCGCGCTGTACTATGGGAACACCGAATACGACACTTTAGCGGAGGCCGCTTCCCAGCTCGAGACCGAAGATTGGAGCGAGCATCCCGACACGATGGCGGGCGCCTTCCGTGCGTGGATAATCGTGCAGGAAGGGACCACCGACCTGTTGGCAGCGTGTGAGGCCGACCCACCAAAGGCCGCCTTCATCTCGTCCGGACCACTGCGCCCCGGCATCGCAGACAGCGCCCAGCTGCCCGTTGGCCAGATCGTCGCCCAGGTCACCGACAGCACGAGTCAGAAGCCCGGTGTAACGACACCCGTCTTCGTGACCTTCAATACCGACGATCTGCTCTTGGGTATTGGTCATGACCGCCCCGAAGATTTCAAAGCCCTCACCGCGCGCGCATTGCACTTCACGATCCAATACCAGGTAGAACGCACCGGATCGGGCGGCGTGGTCTTGTGGCACGGCTGGCTCCGCCAAGGGCGTCGCGACGGCGATGTCACCGCGGTAAGCGTGGCGAATCCGACAGTCATCACGTCGAAGGACCACCGCATCACGACGGGCCAGACCGTCACGATCTCCGGGTGCACCACGAGCGCGAGCGTCAATGGCGCCAACGTGGCGACCGTGGTGGATGCCAACAGTTACACCATTCCGGTGAACGTGACCGTGGTCACCGATGGGGTGTGCACCTGGACACGTGTCTTGGATGCTGCCGATGACGTGGCCAATTCCAACGTGGAGGAGGCCCTCCTCACTGTCAACCAAGAGGGGGTGGTCACCGCCTCTTTCAACGTGCAGCCAAAAGAAGAGGACGTGTTCAGCTTCATGCAGTCGGTGGACGACACGACGAAGGGCGCGGGCCTCGTGGCGAAGACACCCGCGGGCGAGCCCGCCATCCCGTCTGCACACGTCTCGATCACCGTCGCCGGCACGCAGTGAGCCCCAAAGGAGCGATAGCCATGGTCGACCCAGACGCCGAGACGCCCATCCGACGCCCACGGTTCACTCCGCACCCGACAGCCGACGAAGCCATGGATCAGGCAGACAATGTGTTCGCGTGGATGGACGAGATGAGCAGGGCCGCAGACAAGGGGCGCCTCGAGGCGTGGCTCAAGACCGCGACCGACCCACCTGCGTCGGTCAACCTGGCGATGCACTGCCAGCAGCGGGCCGACCTGCGAGGCCTCCGGACCGAGCTCAGCATGAAGGCCAGCTCTGCCGAGGTCGCCGCGCTCCCTGGCATGTTCGCTGCGGCGGCATTCGACCATCAGATCCAGGTCAAGGCGGAGGAAGAGAAGACGAAGCAGGCCCGGCACAAGTGCGTGAGTTCGTTCCTACAGCGGATCGCCAGCAACAACAAGGCCGTGCTGCTGCTGATCGGCCTGGGGGGCGCCGCACTGATCCTCACCATCGCCGGGGTGTTCTTCTCGAACACGACCTTTCACATCGGCGATTGGATCGGGGTGACCGCGAGCGATGCGCCAAACATTCACGCGCCCTGAGCTGCATACCCAATCAGCATGACCAGCGCGATAGCGTCGTCGTCGGGCTCCATGTGATGGCTTGAGCCAGCAGGGATCACCACAAAGCCACCCGCCTTCACCGGCATGCTCACTCCGTCTACGACTACGACGCCACTGCCCTGGGTAGCGATGGCGATCTCATCGACGTCGTGCGTGTGCGGGCTGCCCTTGTTGATGAACTGCATCACCTCGCACCTGGCGGCGAGCCGTGATGGCAGTTCCAGTCGCGCCATTTCTCCGAACTTCGTTCGTCTCATCACGTCACTCCTGCGGCCTCGTCAAAGGCCTCCTGGGTTTCGAACACGTCTCTCAGATACTCCTCCGCCGTCCAGCCGACGTCGGCCGACACCACGCGGATCGACGCCAGGCACAGCCGCAAGAACTTCGCCCGGTCGATCCGCGTCACGAACTCCGCAAGCATCGCGTCGAGCTCCTCGCTCTGCCGCTCGCCGAGCAGCGTCAGCATCATGCGTTCGCCCTCGCGCTCGGCGCCGTCCTTGGGTGGCCTGCCCCTCGGTCGCCCCGGGCGTGCTGGAAGGCCTCGAGCAGGGCCCCGAAGACGACGCGAACACACGGGGCAGATGCGCCCCGGGAACGCGCCAGAATAGCGGCATCCCGGGCACGTGAACGAATCATTTCCCGATAAGCCGGAATCATTCATTCGAGCACCGAAGCGCTCGGCCACTCCGACTCCCGCAGCACTGTGATCGACTGCACCGTGAAGAACACGAGATGCCCCTTGCCGCATCGAGCTGCCATGCCGGACACCTCGAGGGCGAACCCCACCCAATGACGCGCTTCCGCGACGGCGTCGTCGGTGGCGGCGCACTTCTTGATCCCGTGCCCAGCAATGTTCAGCGTGATCGAGTTGCCGCGAACCCGGAGTGCGACAGCACGCAGCGTCTCATAGGCGATCATTGGTACCCATCCTTCGCCCAGCCCTTGCCCTTCAAGTGGAAGGGCGGGCTGACTACGGCGCGCCTCATGCGCGACGGCGTGCCGCCCTCTTCGAATGCGCGGTCGCCGTGGTAGCACAGCAGTGGCGAGTCGCGCTCGGCGAGCGTTCGCCGCAGTGTCTTCGTCGCGGGGCAGTGCGGGCACTCGTACACGTACCAGAAGGGCATCACGCCGCCCCCAGCAGTTTCATCACGTCGCGTCTCGACACGCCCGGCACGTTGCCGTCCGCGAGCTCCGCGATGAGCACCGCTACGCCCTTGTCGGTGATCGTGTAGATCGCGGGGATGGTGTAGTCCCCCGTCGCGTGGCTGGTCTTCGTGACAAGCCGCGCCTTGAACAGCTCCGACAGCGACTTGCGCGCCGTCGACAGGCCCTGCCCGGTGTCGTCGATCACCTTGAGGTAGTTGGAAGGCCCGAGCTGCGCGAGCGTGTCGAGCACGTCGAGCTGCCGGTATCCCATGGGGTTGTTGGTGCTCATGGCGATGTCTGGAAGGATGCGGCCTCATCCAGAGGCCAGCGGATGTCGGTGTAGAGGAGCAGGGCGCGGCGGAACTTGGGCTCCATCAGCTTGCACCGCTTCCACAGCGGGTCGATGGTGTCCGAGATCATGAAGGCAGACCAGAGAACCAGCCAGCTAGGGTGACCAGGCAGCGGCATGCTGATGTGCCCACCCGTGTGCACCCGCAGGCCATCGCTGCGGACATACAGAAAGGGCGCGATGCGGGCCCACTGGCGGGCGCCCCTCACAGGTTCGCCGACTCTTCAGCCACCTGGCGACCCTGCGGCACGTCACGGCGCGCGGTGTTGTCACAGTCGACGCCAGACGCGGCGCGGACGTTGCGCAGCATCGCCCGTAAACGTGGTTCGTTCATGGACTCGTTGAGGCCGGCCATCACAGCAGTGCACTGCTTGACCGCCGTAGTGAGCCGGTTGATCGCCGCTTTGCGTTTCATCCATCGTGTCTTCATCCTGTCCTCCTGACACCTTAGGTATACCACATCAACGCGGACGCGGACACGTTTTCTTGTCGACCCGAATGCGTGGACGCCTGCACTTCACAACACGGAGCCTGCCGTCTAGGCGTCCAACCGCAATCCAGATGCCGCAACGCCAGCACGGGTACGGCGGGCCGAGCGCGGCCTCAAGGCGCGTCTCGCAGAGCGGGCACTCGAGTCTCACCCGAGCACGCCCGTAGCCACCGCGAATGCGACGAGGGACACGAACACCCCGAAGGCCATGAGTACGCAGAACGCGGCACCGATTATGAGCCGTGAGATCACGTCGCCAGTCATGAGCACACCGCCTCGTAAATGACCCGCAGCGCTTCGGCGGGGTCGGTGACGCCTGCGAGTGCGGGAATCTGGGTAGTCGCGAATCCCGAGTCAGGGTAGGCGCTGAATACATGCACCTTGTTGGCGCGCATGAACACCCATCGGTCAGGGGGAATCAAACCCGTCACCAAGTCCGTGGGTGAGCGCTCCAGCGCCGCCAGCGTTCCCGGCTCGACCGTCCACCCCAGCGCGCTGCGGATGGCGTGGTCACGTCCGATGTGCTCTATGCGGGCGATCATGGAGAGCAATGCACTGGCCCCATCGAAATCTTCGAAACGGAACGCCTCTGCAATCTCGACCGACCACGCCATCCCAGTTCCACGGTCGACACCGCCCGCCTCCTCCCACTCGTCCAGCTTCATCGCCAAGCCGAACGCGGTCTGGGGGTCGGTGAGTCCGACCTGGTTGCGAGCGAGCCAGATCAGCAGCACGCCCATCGTGCCGTTGATGGTCTGGTGGTGCCTCCCGTCGAACCACACCGGCGGCAACCCCACCCCCTCCGCAACCAGCTTCGCGCTCACCTCAGACACAGTTCACCACCCCAACGAAGAACAGCGCGAGCAAGAACAGCGCCCACAAGGTGCACATGCGTGCGTCGAGCTTGTTCGGGTGAAGTGGCGAGCCCATCACCCACCTCCGACGATGCGCAGGCCGACTGGTTGCGGCACGCGTTCGGCAATGAGCCGATCAATCAGCTCGTCCGCTTCCTCGCTCACGGGCAGGATGTGCGGACGCTCGCGAACGGGCAGCGCCATCTGCTCGGCAGTCACCGCGCTGCGGTCCGCCGCTTCCATCTTGAGGCGCTCGACCTCCGCCTCTGCGGCCTCGAGCTCCGACAGTACGCCGATCGCAGCTGCGGCGAGCTCGGGATCCTGTTCGTCGGCGGCCCACGCGATGCGGTGCAGAATGTCGCGGGGGGAGGTTGCGGGCTGTAGCGCCCTATCGGTTGTGATCTTCATCGGATCCCCTACGCGTGTCGGTGTCGGTGTCGGTGTCGGTGTCGAGCAGCCGATCAAGGCTCGCCTGCGCTGCCGCGACGTGGGCAGCGTGGAACGCCTCTGAGATATGCGCGGGCCTCTGCGAGGCGATCTCGCGTCGGAGGTCTGCGATGCGTTGGATCCGATCGAACGCCCTTCTCATCAGATCGCCGAGGCCCCACCGGCTGCGCGGATTCCAGTCGTCAGAACTCACAGCACACCCGACAAGAAGTACACGAGCGCCCGCCCGCTACCAGGCTCCCGCCGAGCCTCACCGACAGCCACGAGAGCCCGTAGCGCTCGCTCCACGACCGCACGCGACAGGCTCGACAGCGCCACGAGCTCGGCGTGCGTGGAGCCCGGGTGATCGCACAGAGTCTTCAGTACGGTAGCTGGACCTCGGGACGCGACGCGCCCGTTCTGCGGCGAGGGCTTCGCGAACCACAGCTTGCGCGCTTCGGTGCGTCGGAGCCTGCGCATGAGCGACTCGGCGCACCGCACGCATCGGTGCATGCTCAAGCGCTTGCCGTTGCACCCGGGGGTCAAGCAGCGCTTGTCGATGTAGCCAAGGTCTGGTGTGGCGATGACGGTCAGCATCGGTGCACCTGCGGTCGGTCAGCCTGAACGCGCCCGGCTTCTCCGAACACCTCTGTGTCCTTGCAGGCCGAGCAGTTGACCTCGGATACCACGAACGAACACGCGGCCCGAGAAGGGCGCAGGCTCGACTTGCACGCGGGCTTCTTCTCGTGGAGTAGGCCGTGCCTCGTGGCCACCTGTACAGGCACAGCGAAGTGGATGCGGCGGCGGGCCATCACTCACCCCCGCGGGCTGTGGTGCTTTCCATTAGGGCCCAAGCAGCGAATGATAGGGCAAAGCCCCCGAGTAGTGCGACAGCGACTGACATACTCACCTCCTGACTACTTAGGTATACCAAGAGTGAGGCAGGGTGTCTACTCACCAACGAAAAAACCCGCGGAGGGAGTCCGCGGGTCTTCCCGAATGGCCATGCCGCCGCGCCCCATGCCGTGTCAGGAGAACGAAGCGCGGCGGACGGCGTTATTCATCGTCTAGGCGGTCGAGCTTCTCGCTGATGGCATCGCGGACGAACCCGGAGCGCTTGAGGCTCTTACGGGTCACCCCCGCCGCGTCGAGCCGCGCTTCATCCACCGGCGTGATCTTCGTGGTGACGACGACCGAGCACCGCTCCCGCTCTGGCTTGCGGCTTCTGTCCCAGCTCTTCGTCTCGTCCGGCATCGGTTCTCCTCTTGAGTGGGTATACCACGTCAGCGGCTAGGTGCGATCGGGATCGCGCGTCTCATCGAAGAGCGCACACGTCTCCGGGAACCGCTCGAGGATGAGCGCATGCACTGCGTTGGCGTACTGCCGGATCTCCCACTGCGCGTGGGGGTCCATCCGAAGCGTCAGGAAGCCGAGCCAGTTCCGGAGGCAGGTCGTCGCTCTCATCTGCGAGTAGTGATTGACGGGCATCCCGAGCCGGGCGAGCTCCTTCGGAACACCTGCGCCGATCGCGAGGTCGTAGTCCATCCGAAAGCGCTTCTGCCCCCTCTTGAGGACCCCCCGAAACGCCTCGGCGCTGCGCTCCGTAGCCACTGGAGCTCCGTCGGCCGCGGCTGCCTGCTTGTTCGCTGTGGTCTGGCTCCCGCTGACGATGCGATCGACGGTCGGGATGTAGGTCAGATCGGGAAGCTCCGTGTAACGGGCGCTCATCTCGTTGTAGCCCTGCGTCCGGTGTCTGTGCCACTGGCGGAAGATGAAGATCGGCGCGCGCACCTCGAGAACCATGCCCGCGAACTCGAAGGGTGTACTGTGCTTGTTCTCGTACAGGTAGCGGAGCAGCTTGGCGTCCTGCCGCCAGCCCCGGAAGCAGCCTTGGGTCGACTGCCTGGCGGCCTCGATGATGCCGGCCTCTGGCATGCGGCTATCGCCGTGCCCCCAGTCCTCGACGAATCGCACGAAGCCATGGTCGAGCACATCGATGCGCCGCTCTGGCAGCGGCTCGGGCATCGACGCTCGCTTGTAGGGCACGAAGCCGGGGCGGTTCGACCGAGGGTCGGTGAAATCGCCGTGAGACAGAACATGAAGCGCCATCTCCAGATACCAGCGGCGTTTTTCGGGATCGTATTCGCTTTTGTTCCGGTCGTCGTACTTCCTCGCGGCGCCTCGGCAGTGACCGACCGCGAACTCGTGATCGCTCATCGAGTCGCGGATATCGTCGATCCTCTCGCGTCCGTCTTCACCTGCGTATCGGGCTGGCACTACGAGGAATCCTGTCGCATCGTCGTTCATGTCGTACTCCAAAGCTCGTTGAAATCGAACCGCACCCCGAGACACTCGCGGATCCCCCGCGGCTCACCCTCGAACCCCAAGCACCCGCCGTTGTACACGAGCGCGTAGCGAGGCAGGCGAAAACCACCCCTCGCGAACGTGCGACCTCGAGACGTGATCCGCCACTTCCCAGACGTGCGAGCTCGCGTGTCTTCGTCCGGTGGTAGCTCCTCGAGCAACTTCCAATACACGAGCTTTGCGAAGTCACCGCCGCCGCGCCGGTTCTGGAGCATGGGGAAGTCATCGATCGACGTCCACTCACCGGGAGCCTGGTTGCGAGCGAGCCAGATCAGCAGCACGCCCATCGCGCCGTTGATCTGCCGCTTGTACAGCCGCGCCATCTGATCGCAGCACGGGCACTTGATGCCGGCGCGCAAGCCCCTGCGCACGTCTTCGCGGGCGTCGTCGAGCGTCTTTCCGTGCGTGGTGTTCATGGCGACACCTCGGCTTTTGTGAGGATCACCTCGCCGAACCTGCTCAACCACCTCTCCCCCCACCTCGCAGTCTTTGGCTTTCCACTCATGATGCACCGCACCGCGTGCGAGATGGTACCGAAGTCAGCGTCTGCGGCCTGGTTCAGGGCGAAGATGCCGACGCCCAAAGGCTCGCCGTCCCACGCGAGCGGAAGGGCATTCGATATGGTGGCCACATAAAGCGATCCACAGTCGCACGAAAAGCGACCGTAGTGCTCGTCGGTCCACCACTGTACTCCACAGCCATCCGCGATGCACCGTACGAGAGCCATCTGTGGCGGCCTTGCTCCGCACACACCATCGGCTAGCAGCCCAAGCGGGTCACCCGTTTCCGGGACCAACAGCACGTGAATAGCGCTCATGGGGTCACCTCGAGGCCGTCGGCGTCGAGCAGGACCGGGGTCCCGAGTTCGGTGAGCGCCGTAACCAAGGTGTTGATGTTTTCTCCGAGGAACACCGCCTCATCCAGCCAAGCCTTCAGGTGGCGCCAGTGTTTGCAGTCAGCCCGGCGCGCGGCTCGTTCGAGCCATGGCCGAGCCTGCCAAAGATCCCGGCCGTCCCATGCGAGGACTAGCGCGTGCCTTCCTGCAAGTGTGTGTCTGCGGATGTCGTAGACGGCGAACGTGCTGTGAGGCAGCCACTGATGTTCAGTGTCACCGCGCCGCTTCAAGAGCAACTTGAGCGTCGGTGGACGCGCGCCGCACGGCCCTTCTTGCAGCAACCCATGAGGGTCGACATATTCCGGGACCAACAGCACCGCGTGAATCGCGCTCATAGCCAGCCCCCTGCACGCGCCTTGCTCTCGATGGTCAGCAAGCGCAAGGTGTGATGACTGTGGTCTGACGCGCTAAGCACCACCTCAGCAGTCAGCAGCTCCCGCGCCTTCCGTACCCTCGCCGCATACGCCCGACACAGCCGCGGCAGGCCCTCGGGGAACCCCCGCAACTCCGGGCCGCTAAGTAGGGCGTCGATGTGGTCGAAGAGGCGAGCCGCGACGGCTTCGCGTGACTCGTGGCCCCATAGCGGGGCGGTTGTGGCGACGCTCATCGGTCTGCCTGACGCTGGATTGCTTCGCCGAACCAAGAACCCACATCGGTCGATGTCAGATTCAACGGATGGCTATCGACCCATTCACCGATGTCCAGGCCTTCTAGGTGAGCAACCCTAGGGTAGATGCAGTGATTCGGGTAGCGCGAATTCTCTAGGACCGAACTGATCTCATCAGGACCGAGCTCGTCGTGGTCGACAATAACTAAAGTGACTCTGTAGGCTTTCATCCTGTCCTCCTGACTCACTAGGTATACCAGCCATAACCGAGCGCGTCAACTCCACAGGCTAACTTGCACAGGGCCTTTGTTGTGCCAGATCACTTCTCGCGAAGTCCGGCCCTCGCCGGATCGATGCGTTGTGGCCTTGACTGCTGCAAGCGGTTGGAACGGCAGCCAGTCAGCCCCTGACGCCTCGCAAACCATCACCCGACCACGCCTAGAGCGACACCAGCGCGCCAACGCATCAAAATTGATCGCCCCAGACGAGCACCGGTAATGCTTGCCGGCGTGTTGATATGGTGGGTCTATGTGCCACGTCGCACGCAGGTCTGGAGCGCCAGAATAGTCGCCCTCTATGACCCGCCATCCGTCAACATTTGCGACTTGGGCAGCCACCCTATCGCGGCGCTGCGGGCCCCAAAATGACGCAGGATTCATCGTTGTCCACTTGGTATCTCGACCTGTTCGCCCTGGTGCTGTGGTTGCCTGTCCAAGCCAGAACCCTATCAATGCAGCCGCTCCGGGCGCGACCTCGAGGTCAGCCACTTTCTGCCCCGCGTGGATGTCTGGGAGCGCCCGTATCTGCGCTGGTGTCGCCGCAATCAGATACCGCCACAACTCCGCAATCTCCGGATCCTTCTCGACCAGAACCGCCTCCCTGACGTTGTGCCGCAGCGAGTAGCATGCCCCGCCGGCAAACGGCTCGATCACCGGCACGCCTTCGAGAGGCGGTGGGTAGTGATGCGCTATGCGCCACTTGGATCCAAAGAACGAAAACATCGGCCTCACTTCGCCGCCCATGGCACGACGCGAAACGCCACATTAGCCCCGAGCGCCGCCTCTATCGCCGGTAGCCAGTCGGCCCCTGACAGCACCTTCACGGCCGTCTTCGTGCACTCGAGCACCACGAGTCCATCGGATACGCCGCCGAGCTTGACCGGGTTGAACCAGCTCGTGAAGTCCTCTCGGAACTGTTTCCGCAGTAGGCCCCTTGCGAAGGTCCACTCGCCGGGTGTGGGGGTGTCCAGCCATACGGGCTGATCGGATGACTGCATCGGCACAGTCAGATCACCGTCACCGTCAACAGGCGTCAGCGCTGGCGCTGGCCTGGAGCGCCCGTCGATCTCCTCCGCGTGCTTCTCCGCCAGGAACAGTCGCTCCGACCACCCCGCGCCATTGCCAGCGCTGACGCGGAGCACCGAGCTCACCGACTTGCTCGCGTCCGACTTGCCCGCCCAGCCCTCACCGCGAACGTCTCGCTTGAAGCGGTCGTGCATGGACTCCTTGCATGCTCGAGCGATGAGCATGGCCTCTCGACGGAAGTGAGCGACCGGTATGAAGCCGTGGCCGAGCTCGCGCCACGCCCTGACAACTGCATCGCCGTCGTCGGCACCGATCTTCCGCTCGCAGATGAACTCGGCGATGGCGTTCACCGCGTCGAGGATCTCGCCTTTCGGCTGCCCGGACTCGACAGCAGCTCGGCGGACAGCTTCCGGGAACCGCTGCCCGCTCGCCAGCTTCACCGTGCATTTTTCCTGAACCGGGGGGGAGGGGTCGCGCGAAGGCTTCCCCTTGTTCAATGGTTCAGTTGTTAGTTTTTCTGTTGTTAACCTACGCGCGTGGGGCGATTCGCTGGCGGACTTCTGGCGGTCGGCTGGCGATTCACTGGAGGTTTCTGCTCCATTATGCAGGTTGGCACTAGTCGGAGCTGGTGATTCGCTGGCGGTCGGCTGGTGAACTTCTGGCGATTCGCTGGTGATTCCGTCTTCCCAGGCTCCAGAGGCGATGAACGTTCGGACCTTGTGTGCGGTCCAACCCCACCTTTGGACGAGTGCCGAGCGGCCGGGCTTCCCCTTGCGGCCCATGCGTTGCTCGTTCGACCACCACCGGAGGTCCATGCCCACCGCGGCCTCGGGCCATGGGCGGGGGATGGTGTCGGCGATCTCGGGCCACTCGTCGGCGAACATGGGCACCCACGCGCGGCTCATATGTGCTTCCACGTGGCTCGATTTACGACCGCGTAAATGCACCCATTCGAGACGTCGTTGGCGTCGGCTAGCTTCGATACCGATATCCCGGAGGCACGTAGGAGCCTTATGCGCAAGACCTGAACAGCCGTCAGCTTGGACTTGACGTGTCGCTCACCGTTCGGCATGTTGGCGCGGCCTTTCGTCAACTTGTCCTGCATGTTGTCCAAGGGTGTGCCGGGCCTTAGGTGGCGGGGGTTGACACACGGTGGATTATCGCAGCTGTGGAGAATGAACGCCCTAGCTGGTATCGGGCCGACAGAGATCATGTAGCTGATCCGGTGCGCCCCAACATTTTTGTAGACGCCATGTGAGAGCGTTACGCTGAATTGGCCATACCCATGCGTAAGAGCAGCAGTCCAGGTCCAGCACCCGTCTGACTTGTTGACCTTTCGCCAAAACCGCTCCAGGTCTTTGGGCGTGAACGTGATAAGCTGCTCTCGTGGCATCGGGGTCTCCTATGACCTTAGATTGCTGGGCCGGTCGAGTCGCTGCTACGACTCCCGGCCCTCTGTCGTTTATACCACGTCGCGGCGCGGCGAACATGGGTACCCATGCGCGGCTCACAGGTGCACCACTTCGGGCTCGTCATTCGGGTAGACAGCGTCATGGGCCTCTCGCGAGTCGAAGACCACCATGAGGCCGACCACGCCGTCCGGAAACAACAACCGATGGCTGCCTCCGCCGACCGTGAATTCCGCCGTAAGAGTCACCACTCGAGCAATGTAGAGCGTCGTCAAGCCGTCGGGCATGTTATCGTCTGCGCGTGGCATCAGGGTCTCCCATGACCTTAGATTGCTGGGCCGGTCGAGTCGTTTCCGCGACTCCCGGCCCTCTGTCGTTCAGTGTAGCATAGTCACGGTGAGGCGGTTGAGCCGTTGGTCTGCCTGCCACTCGTCGAAAGTGGGGGGCTCGGTCAAGTGCTTGCCGTTCTCTTCGTCGCATAGGCCATCCCCGTAGCCTTCGCTCCAGCCCTCCAGGTAAAACATGTACGCCTCTCTCGGAGAGTAGAGTAGTTCCGTGGTATCGTTGTCTTGCATCGGGGTCTCCTACGACCTTAGATTGCTGGGCCGGTCGAGTCGCTGTCACGACTCCCGGCCCTCTGCCGTTTATACCACGTCGCGTCGAAC